TGCTACTGTTAACAGAGATAGAACGCTTAGTCGCCCCTGTCGGTTTGACAAAATGCCTACTTTTTCCTCTACCTTCATAATGCCCTCTAAACTTGGAAGCGTTAGTAACTGCTTTTTTCTGCATTTCAGCACCGTGTTTCTCAACGATGCGCTCAACCTCTTCCATCTTAGCGACTCTTTGAAGTTTAGTTTGAAGTTTTTCAAGGCCTTTTAATTCAAATTGTAAGCTACCCAACTGAATTATCCTTTTCTAAATAGAATACTCTTCCAGACTGCTTATCTGCTCTACATTTATAGCGGTCATTTCGATAGTTTAGATAAGTGAATGAGATTTTAGGCGCGTTTTGGAAATAAACCACTTTTGAACCACGTTTATACTCTCCAAAGACTGCGACTTGCTTATCAATCCCCAAGTCCATTACATGAACTGGAACGACAAGTCTTTCTTCTTCGTTTGAAGTATATTCGCCTGTTTCTGGATCATACTCTTCTTGTTGCTTAGCGATAATTTCCACTCTTTCGTTATATCTCATAGCATCTTAAACCCCGCATTAAATGTTTTAGAACAAACTCGCTTAATCACACTATCGTATTCTTTGAAATCATCAGAGTCGAATCTCATAGACGTACCTTCCAAGGAATGATTAATCATCCCTTCAGCACCTATTCTATTGAATCTTTTAATAATGACCTCAGTAATAATATACTCAAGGCCCTCAGGGACATCATCCACGCCCGCGTAAGCTAAAAAGTTAGCGGTAGTCAACGTTGCTATGGTTGTTAGTAACTTATCTTGAAGTTCATCCTCAATCCCTAGCAATATCTTTGCTTGAGCGATATTTGCCATGTTATCCCTCCAATACTGCGATAAGTTCCTCTTTGTTTAGCGTTGAATAACCTTTGATATCACGTTCTCTTGCAATATCTTGTAACTCTTTAACTGTTAATTCGCTATAGTTAATAGTTTCAGTTTCAGCAGGCTTTTTAGGATGATGTCGTCGTAACATCATTCCCATTAAGCACCTCCGAATTTTACAACTTTTGTAGGATCATATAAGTAAACACCGTAATGTTCATCACCAGTAATAACAGTTGTTTTCTTTAAGATGTCACGGTCTGTTTCGATAGCAACATCACGTTTTAAGTTAATAACGAATGCTCCGTATTTAGCAACATCGTCTGTATCTGTTTCAACTGCTGAAACTTTAACTAAGAACCCTTTGCCTTTTTCAACTTTTTTAGAGCGTACGATTTGAACGCCATGAGCTTCACCAAAAGTTCCAGAAATAACAATATCAGCACCGATTTCTGAACCGCGAACCCATTCTTTAGCTGTATCTGCACGTAAAGCAATAGCGTCTTCTGGATTTACAAGCGCAACATAACGTGCGTCTTCTTCGTCTGCAAATACTGCTAAAGCTTTGTCAAGTGCAGCACCGGTTGTAGGTGCTTCTGTAACGAATTGAGTTGCTTTCTTAGCTTCTTCAACTAAGTCATTGTCTACTTTGTTAGCGATAGCTAAAGCGATTTGATGAGTCGCTTGACCGATAGGGTCGCCAAAACCAGAAAGAACAGCTTCGTCTGTTAATTCAATACCTTTACCTGCTTTTTTAATTGTCATTGTAGATTTTTTAGTAGTTAATTGGTCAGGCTCGATTGCTACACCTTCCTCAATATCTTTAGCGTCGCCAGAGTATTCCCATTTAGGAACTGTAACAGTGTTTCCAGGTTGTCCTACTAACTCACGCTCAACGTAAGCAAGTGGAGTGAATTTAATCATTTTTGGTAATTTAGCTGAAACCATGTCTGCCATAACCTCAGGATTTACCATTTGTGCAATTTTAGTTTGTGTCATTTATTCATTATCCTTTCAATTTATGATATAGTTCGGGGTTGTTTTGCAGTAATTCGTTTCTGCTCTGATACCCCATTTTGTTAAATTGTTCTTTGGTAATCTCACCAGCCGAAGTGTCTTCCATCTTCTTAGGCGTCTTACCTTTTAATTTTTCGCCAACTTTCTTATCAGCAAGTTCATTCACTAACGCAACAAAGCCTTCTACAGCCTCTTGCGTGCTCTCTGCGGTATCTTTGACAACAAGACCTAGGATTTTATCATCAACTGCAATACCGCCCTCAGAAAGCATTTTAGAAGCTTCTCGCTCTAGTCCGCTACGGTTGATTTTAGCTTCCAGTTCAGCAATGTAATCAGCTTGTTTCTTACGCTCATACTCAGCTTTCTGATTTTCGTTCATCTCACGTAGTTTTTTTGCTTCGTTCTCCTTAGCTTCCTGCTCTGATTTCCACTTAGCAAATTTCTTATCGATGATAGCATTGACATCTGCGTCCGTGTATTTCTTCTCGTCTTGCGGTTGTTTTTCAGGTTCTGCAGGTACCTTTTGTTCTTCAACCGTTTCGACTGTTTGTGTTTCTTCGTTCATTTCGAACCTCCTATTTTTAAAGTCGTCCCCGACTGTATTTTCCATAGCTTTTAAAGTCTTCAATGCTTGGACAATAAAAAAACCGTACGGGATTCCATACGGTTAAATTATTTTTTGATATTTCATTTCTCACTCATTTCTGAGCACAAAAAAAGCACTTAGATCTCTCTAGGTGCTTTAGCCATATTGTACTTCAACCTCGTTCATGATTTCCGGTAAAGTTTTCCCTTCAATCTGCAAAGAAATCAAATCATCAAAAGAAGATGCTCTATATTCTTTGTCCGCAATAACAACAACAATATCATAAACAGAATTAGGAAAAATGCCACATACTTGACCATTATAATTAAAAGAAGCGTCCCATCCATTATCATATAACGCTTGTAAATCATCTAATATCGCCATAATATATCTTGATTCTCCTTTCTTTCGTCGTCTGTTAATTCCCTAGTATTTCTACTAACAAACTTACCTTCATCATCAAATACAAAATCATGAGCATGTTCTCCGATTTTTCCATAAGGATGACGTGCTGGTTGTTTATGGTTTGTAAAATGAATATCTTTTGTTTTAAAACCTCTAGCACCATAGTAAGTTCTACCCAGTACATCTCCGTTTGTAGCATCATGCTGAACTACACTATTAGGCAAACCTCTTTTGCCAGGCGGTGTGTGTCCAATTGTAGTCCCTGATACACTTACTATTTTACCACTTTTTATAGCTTTATCAATAGTTTTACGTTCATTGAATTCGCTAATAGTATCTCCGTTCAGGTTTATTTCTTTTTCAGTATCTTTCCCTAAGCGCTTTGGATCTATCATAAAATGCGGAACCGTCGTACATCTACAGTTAGGATGAAATGGTGGAGCGTTCAATGCTGGAACCATCTCTGATACTTTGAAGATTCTCCCGTTGAACGGTTGGCAAATCGGACACGCTTTTAATTCGGTCATGACTTGATACCATTCAACACCATTAGAATCGTAGTTGGCCTTTTGTGCCTCTGAATATACCCTTGCTGATTCTGTCACTGCTAACCGTCTAGCGTATCCATACGATACATCAAACTCTTTTTTTAGACTGTTAATCAGAACGTTTGTGCCTTTACCTCTTAAAACAGTATCAGCAACTCCTTTTTTAACAATGTTTCTTAATTCGTTCTGTCTTTCCCAAACCCTAGACGACCACGAAGCGTTTTCGAAATTAGCGTACACGATAGAGTCAGCAGATACTTTTGAAGATTCAAAACTTCCGAGTGTCATATTCAAGACACCAGCGCTGAATATATTTTCACGTCTGATTGATTCCACCAAGTGCCTGTCAATGATTTCAAACTCACTTAAAGCTAAATCATACTGATGAAGTTTGATATTCGCTTGCAACACTTCTAAACGACTTGTTTTCATTTTTAAGTTATACAATCTCATCAAGTCGTTTTCTGCTCTTGTAAAATCATCGCTTGTTACTTTCTGACCACGTTCCCTCAAACGATTAGCGCGCTCGACTAACTGCTTTGCTTTAAACTCGACATTAACCATATCAAGCCTATCTGCTCGTTGCTTAGCTTCTAACTTCGTGATACCTTCTTTATCAGCATACCTTTGCCAAAAGCTATCGATTTCCTTTTGTATGTTATTAGCGTGTTGTTGATAGACACCTTGTAATTGGAAAGCGACTCTCTTATCCGCCAGCTCCCTTGCCTTTTCCTCGGCTCGGTATCTACCTTCCCAGTATTCGTTATTCAACATCAGCTATAACCTTCTGACTTTCGTCCATTTCAGCGTCCGAGTAGATTTTTTGTTTTTCTAGACGTGTTTCAAGGTCGCCCATAGCTTCCTCTTCACGTTCCATTCTTTCGATTTCTTTTTGAGGATCATCAATGATAGATAGAACAGATAACTTGGTTTCCTCTGATACTTGACCAGATAACTGCCCGACAATCTGAGCTTCTTCCAGAATGTTTCTTGGTACATTTCTAGTAAACGAATATGACAATCCTGTCCATGCGTCTTCATAAACAGTCGTTAAAGGCACACTGAACACGATTTGATACAAGCGGTTAAATGCGGATTGTAGCTTTCTGTCTTTCATCCGAGCAAGATTGTCCATCGCTTGCAATTTGAAAGCAAGGGCCGTTCCAGACGAATTCCCAAACTCAGACTCAGACATATTGGCTACCATTGAGATAGCGAAAATAGACTCTTTCAATAAACTAATCAAATTCTCTTGCGTTGTATCTGAACTTGGTTTCTCAAGGAAAGCAACGTCAGGTAAAGGCCCATCACCGTTCTTCCAAAGATTGAAAATCCTGTTTTCTCTGATTTGACTAGCGTCTTCACTTTGCAGTTCGACTCCTAGTACTTTCAAGTAAGCGTCTGCGAAATAATCTACATCATTCGCTTTCTCGCTTCCCGCCTTATTTAAAGCATTAATCAAAGTTTTTACGCTCTCAAAAATACTTTGTCGCTCTTCATTCTCAATAACTTCAACAACTGGAATAGAACTGTAGATGTGCTGAATACGTTCACCAAACCTTACTGCTCCACTCGTTGTAAAGGTAGCGTCAATCACTTCATCATTCGTGATAACCTGCCCAACGCCTTGTTGATTGTTCTCGTTAAATGTGTACCTTACAGCGAACAACGGTCGTTCCTCAATACTGTTATCATGTACGATAAACATATTGATAGGACTGTTATAAGTCGCTCTAGTTTGTTTGTACTCATCTTGATAAACATAGATGAACGCATGACCAAACACGCTGGACATTTTAGCAAGCTCAAACTCTGAGTCTTCCATGTCATTAATCTTACGAAAATCAGCGACAAACTGATTCACATTTTCGTCGTCATGCTTGATTTTAACTGGAACACCGATTTGATAACCTGTGAACGTATCGACAATGTACTTAGCGTAATTAAACACTAAACGATTATCAGGCTTCCAGCTTTCTTTTTTAGCCATTTTTAAGACTTCATGTTGTGAAAGGTACATATCCTCACTCTCAATATAATTCTTAACTAGCTTACTCATGTGAAGCCTAATCGCCTCAGTAACGACTTCCTCAGTCACTACATCGCTTGTTGTTGTTATTACTTTTCGTTTGTTAACAAAAACTTTTGCCAATTTTTAAAATCCTCCTTTAAACATTTTGATTTTACTTCCAGCACCAGAATGCTGTGAGTAAATCGCATACCGCACCGCGTCTAGCACGTCATCATTCTCTTTTACTGGTTCGCCTGTCTTCTCATTCCAGATGTACTGGTAAATTTCATCCTTGAACTTGCTGACCTTGTTTGACACAACAAAAAAACGCCCAGCTTTCATCAGCTTAGCGACTTCTTCAATACCAGATAAAACCGATTTATTGGCGTTAAATGTTCTTAATCTCTCTCTTTGGAATCTAGCAACGTGCTCAGGCCTTGCGCTATCTGCCCAGAAAGTAATATCTCCGTATCGTTCCTTGATATTCTTAGCAACATCAACCCAAAAGTCTATCTCTTTATACTGGTTGGCATGTTCTTCTAACAGATAAACGTCGCCGTCTGGAGTTTCTCCTATAACGACGATAGATCCGTAGTGTTCGTATCCCCAGTCAACTCCTGCATATACTTTAGTGATATTTTTTGGAATGCTATCCACAAACATATCTTCACTGAAATCACGATAAACAACGCCCTCACCAGTTACCCACATACCTAGGATGTCTCTATCGTAAAATACACCTTCTGGAGTAGCACTCTTTATATTATTGCGATATCTTTCAGACATGAATGTATTGTCATCCAGCTTGAAATGAAAGTCTATAATCATATCGTCACCAGAGTTTATATAATCCCGTCTGAGCCAGTGTGTTGGAATATCGGGGTTACTATCCCAAACAATCCGTGCTCCTTCTCCAGAACAACGTGAGATGATTTCTTTGAACACTTGTTCGTTTGCAAGAGATGCCTCGTTTATGTAAGCTCCAAATGCAGTGAACCCTCTAGCTCGTTTTAAGCCAGAGATTGAACCAGTGTATACTTGGATTACCTTAACTCCACAAAGAGTAAAAGCTCCGTGCTTATCGTATTTCGGTTCAATATCAAACATGTTATATAGTTCTTGAATGATGTTATTTTGTATCGACGTTGAAGATGTCCCAGCTAAGATGTACATCGGTTCATCAATGTTTAATCTATCTGCCGTCTCTCTCACTCGTGCGATCTCGTTCATGAAAACTATGTTATTCAGAACAGTTTTACCCGACCGTTTTGCACCATGCAGGCCACAAATAAAGAAATCATCATTCAATACTCGCTTAAGTACTTGCTCTTGTTTAGGGGTGAATTTATTCGTCATCAAAAGCACCTCTTAAAGCCTTAGCGAAATCTATCAGTTTGTCATCTTGTTCGCTATCTCCTTCAATTTGTGATTGGAGTTTCTCGATTTCAAGTTTTAATTTCTTATCTGCTAACTCTAAATCATTAAAGGACATATTATTCATGCCTTCTAGCGATGCAAGAAAAGCATTGGAATTAGCTTGCCTTACTCCTTCACTCTCTATACTCGCTTTAGCTTTGTTCTTGAGCCACTCATATTCATTGAACGCTTGCTCCCTAGACCAAAGCGCCATATTTGAGAATTGTTTTAATAGTTCTCGATATCTTTGTAAAACCTTAGCATTTTGGAGCAATGTAGAGGCATTACTATCAACGGCGTTATCTTTCCACTTTTTGGAACTAGGAAAAGCTTTTCTATACGCTTGCCTTTGAGATTGTCCAGCGACTAGTTGTTGGACAAATATTTCTTGTTTTGTTGTTAACTTACTCACTCACTGAACCGCCTCCTGTTGCTTTTTTCTTACATATAATAAATTGCACTTCTTTTTGTTTCTGAAAACTCGAATAGCATTTGCCCTGATTCGCTCGTATCGTACCCGTATGTTTTATCATACGATGAATGCTTACTAGGGCTTTGTAGTTGATACCAAGTTAACCCTGCGAACGATAGTGATTTCTCATGATGAAAGTGTCCAGTAATAAGATACCGTGACTTACTTTCTCCCCATTCCTTTCCAAAATGCGCTACCATGATTTCAACTAACTTGTTTGCGTTCTTCACTTTATCCCCGTGGTGCATAAAGATGGAATGGTTTCCTAACCACGCGTGCTTAAATTCGTCAAGTGAGGTATCAAACTCAATCTGTGGATATAAGCGTTCTAACCCGTTAATGAACATGTAATCAATCGATGGTGCATGATTACCCTTTAAGTACACGACTTTTACGTTTGGACTGTTTTCAAGCGCTAGTTCTAACAATGGTAATAAGAATCGATAACCTGCCTGAACACCGTCTCGAAAATCCACTTCATCAATACGTGTACCTTTTTCAGTAGTGTTCAGAAAATTATCCACATGGAAGTAATCACCATGTAGTGTGAATAAGATTTCTTCGTACCGGTTAATAATCTTATCTGCAATCTCCCGTTTTAATCCTTCATAGTCTTTATCTGTGTTTAAACCGAAGTGCATATCTGCTAGTGGAATTAATAAATAATATTTTGGTAATTCTTCACACGATAGCTCGATTCTGCGCGGCTCGATATCTTCAAAAAATTGTTTTATTTCTTCTAGCGTGATCGCTGCTTGATTCTTAGGGACTACCACAATTTTCGATTGGTAATTATAATACGTTTCACCATTTGTCGGTGTTGTCCATTCATTCGATGTAGCTGATTTTAATGTGACTTCTTTAGGGTCGAATCCGTGTAACTCAATTAGTTCTTCATTCGTGAATACTTTCTTAATTTTCTGCCTTACTCGAATCTGTGAACCGATTGAACCGTCATCGTTATAATTTTTCTGTTGGAAGTCTTCTTGCGTGTGATTTCTAGCAACGGTTTGCCCTTTCTGCGCTACCACCATCTCCTTATATCGCTCTGTGTGTCGCACCTTTCCACGGACAGAATCCATACTTGGATAACCTAACCGATTAGCAATCTGTATCCACGAGTATCCTTCTTCTTTCAAGTCTAGAATACGGTCTTGTTCCTCTTTCAACGTATCACTCCCTAATTAACTTTCAATCAACCACTCAATGTTCTTTCTAGCTTTCTTTAAGTCTTCGACTCCATTTTTTTCAGCATATCTTAATAAGTATTCCACAGCGCTACACCATCTATGAGCTTCCATGCCTTTTTTATTTTTAACAAAATTTTCAAGTACTTCTTTAACTTCTAATCCTTTTTCGCCTACATAGTGACTAGGCTTATTTACCGCTTCTTTTACATTTTCTTGTAAATTCATCTTATACCTCCACAAACAATTCTTTAATTTCATCGTCAAACAATTTTATAGAACGTAAGGCCCCTCTCTTTTTTCTAAACAATAAAAAAGACGCCTAAAAATGAGACGTCTTAGTATGAGCGCTAGGCTCTTAGTGTGTGTATCAATAGGCTAGTAGTAGTAAGCCTTGTATTTATATGGTTTCTCCTTTACGGATAATACTACATGAGGAATCGAACCTCAACAACATTACTAGAGTCATTTAACCAGGCTTTAGGTTCGCTAGCTATGCGCCTTTAATCATCCTTATCAAACAACCCGTGACCATAACGTTGCCCTACCAGCGGTGTAGTACGTTGTATATACATTGTGTGTCATAAACTAGTAGTAGTGTTAAAACGGTATTAACGGCGCCCCTCCTACTAACTAGCATATTACACTCTCGCCTCTAACCCGTTTAAGTTGGCGGTAGTTAACTAAACGCGTTAACTTTTACTTTTTGTGTTCCGTGTGCCCTTTCCGGATAGGGAACCCACGACCGGGAAATATGTATTAAATTTAATTAAAACCCTCCCGTGATAGGCGACGAGAGGGAAAAGAATGTTAGGAGTTCCAACCATGAATAACAGTTCGTTGGAATTTTCGCCACTTAATTGGCTATCACTCGTGTCGGGATTGAACCGACGTTTCGCGCTGAGATACATAACAGTAGAAGATACAAACTTTTAAAGAGCTGACATTATGATACAGGTTTTATAAATAAGCGCGCGTGTTACGTTACACTACCGAGCGTAAAAACGGGGCGTCAGGTTTCCCCGCCTTAGAAAAAGAGTGTAAAAAGAAATAGCTTTCCGCTAAACTTTCACAATACAAATATATCGTAAAAGCTAGTGGAAAACTATATCATTTTTTCTAAAGTTAAAGCGTATTCGCCAGTCCTAACTTGTTAGCAAAAATCTCTAAAGTTTTATATCTGATATTGTACGCTTGACTTGTTGACCAGCCCACACGCTTGGCGACGTCTTCCCACGTTTCAATACCGCCATTTTTGAAATATTTTTCAACGATCAGCGTTTTAAAATGCGGGTTTATCATTTCAATGACGTCCAACGTATACTCGATAGCGTCTTTCGCGTTTTCTAAAAATACTAGGCGCTCGTCTGATAATTGCTTTATTACCATGTTTTCGACTGTTTTCGCTCTAATATTGCTCTTACCGCCTCCAACATTTTCGTCAATCTCTCGTACCGCAAGTTCCGCTTTCCTTAGTAGTATTTTCTTGTCGTATGCATAATATTCTTTAAATAGTTTCTCAAAATATGCTAGTTCTGACTTATCCATGTATTCCCCTTTACATTTCCTTTAGTGCTTTTGATAATCGTTTTAACCCTTTGTTGCTTGGCTGTTTATTAAATCCTTTTTCAAGCTCTTTATTGAATATTAGCCCAGCTTGTAACCATTTGTCAGACGGCGATTTTATTCTAAAGAGTTTTCTTAAAAATTTATGTGATTGAGTGTGTTTAATACATTTGTGCATAACTACCTCACAACATTTTTTAAATCTGTTCTATCGTTTCTTCTCGTTGTAGCGCTGTTAAAATTTGTTCTGCCGTTTCTTTAACGTATACCGTGCCATCGTCGATTCCGTTCCCATGTATCCATGTAAACAACTTTCCGTCGTCGTTTACATACGTTTCAATACAAGCGATATTATTAATGTTTATAGCGTATTTTCTTGTTTCTTGGTTTGCGTCTGTTAGTGTAATAAATTTCATTGTTCTTTACTCCTTTTTCCATTCTCTCCTTGACTTACTTAAAGACTTCTTCCATGTTTTGGTCGGGTATAATGTCCAGTATCTTTAAATGGCCGTATCCGTAACTATCCATATCTCTTACCGTAAGTGTCTCGTTTATCTGTATCTCGTTTCCCTTACGTACTGGCTTTCTGTATATCTGATACACTTTGTTGCGGTTGTCTTCGTCCGCTCTAGCGTATTCCAGTAACTTCTTAACTGCTTTAGCGCTAGCCAGTACACTTACTGTATCGTACCGGCTTGTAATTATCTGCGCTAGTTCTACCCCGTTTTCTACTCTTACCGCTACGTCTTGGATTAGTGAAAGGTCGTATATTTCTAGTGTACTAATGTTATTATCTAGCGTTAACTTAATCATTCCCAGTAACTCCTCACTCTAAATTTGTCTCTATTAGTAACCCCTGTTTATATATCTCTCTATGTCTTTATCGTTCGTGTAGCATTGAAAACTTTTCATTCTTTGCCCGGTTTTCTCAAACTTTTTAATAACGTCTTCCACGGGCTCGAATACTGTTATATTCGTTTTTACGTAGCCCATTTTGCCCTCTTTATTCCACGTTACACCTCTATAACAAATGATTGTTTTTCGTCCGCCCGTTTCGCCTTGTATACGGTCAATATTTGTCGCGTCTATCTTTACGTGTCGTGCTCCAGCGCTGTCCACTTGTAAGGTTAATGTCATACCGTCGCCCTCCTAGTCAATGTATAGCTTTTTAATTCTGTCGCCGAATTTCTCGATAGCGTCCATACAGTCCTTATAATTATGAAAATATCCGAACTGTACAAAACTATCTGTACCGTACATAGACACACTTTTTAAATATCCATCACTATCAGCCGCCACAAAATATTTAGACATGTTAAAATCTTTCCAATCTGGTTTCCAATCGCCATTACACTCGTCTCGAAATTGGTTAAACTCATATAATAGCGTTCGTCTGTCGCTTTCTTTTTCCGCGTCTTCCACTGTTTTAAATGTATTACCTTGTCTAATTACTTTTTCCCACGCTAAAATGTTGACGGGTGGTATTAGTTCGCGAACACCCCCACCCTCGTCTAAAAAATAACGGCCGTTTGTATTAATACGGTATGATCGTTCTAGTTGTTCTTTCTTGTATGCTAGTTCGTCTTCTAGTTCCATAATTTCAAGCTCTAGTTCTTTTTGCGTTGGTTTGTTATTCATTTCTTTTCATTCTCCTTTTGTAGCCTGTATAGCTTTTCTAGTACCTTTTTGCAATACTCATTAGTTCGTGCGTTTTTTAAAAGCGGGTGCCTTGCGTCCATTTTTCTAAATAGCTCTATCGAGCGTGTAAGGTCTTCTATTTCCGTTTCAATATCTACCGCCCTAGCGTGAATATTAGTTTTTAAATAAAGTGAGAAATGTTTATTACACACGTAACACTCTTTGTAAGTACATTCGTTTTTTAGGTCGTCCATGGTTAAAAAGCTTTCAATGTCTAACCATGCTTTACAGTAGGGGCATATAACCTTACTCATAATTTCCATACGATTACCCCTTTACTTTATATTCGAGATCCTTGCGATAATTCATATACATTTGAACCTCACGGCGTCCTAGATTAATCATAGTTTTTAGCGTGTTTAGAATTAACCTAAACCATACGTCGTCCGCTTGTCCGTTTAAAATCTTGTCAAACGTATAGTTAGAAACCATTAACAACTCGCGGGCTTTACGTTCGCCGTATTCGTCTATAATTGCTTTCAACGCGTCCGCCACTACCTCCGGACTCTTTAAGTATTCAACGCTCGGTTTTCGTTCTTCTTGTTCCGTGCTCTTAACTACCGAACATTTAAATTTTAGTTTGTCCGCTACCTCTCTAGCGTATTTCTCACTTGCGAATTGAGTCGCGTTAAAGTCGAATTTGTTTAATTTGATTAACATGCGCGGATGCTGTCTATCTAAATAGCCTTGTTCCGTTGTAAAGTCATGCGTACCCGCGTAATATAAATTTCCAATCTTGATTAAATAGTTACTCATTTTCTAATATCCACTCCCGAATTACTTTTATTGTCGTTTCGTTAACACGCTTACCGTTTTTAAAATTACTTAACGTCATCCCGCTCGTACCGATATTTCTAGCTAGTTCTTGTAATGTATACCTATCATTTTTTTCGCGTATCTTGTTAAATCTCGGTATAAGTTTAAAATGCTCTGCTTGGTCGTAATTCCAACCCCGCCCTCGTGCTGTTCTTACCGTAGCGTTCTTTTTCTGTTTCTTTTCATTGTATCCTGAACCTACTAGCCGTTTTTTTCGTTTGTTAAATAAACGCTTATCTTTTCCGTATTGAATCACGTAATTAAACTCTAGTTCTTTAATTACCGGATAAGCTACCCCGTCTATAAATATTTCTGTCTTTGCTCGTACCAATTTTTTACCTCTTTTTCTGCTAGCTCGTTTGCATACTTTTTTAAAAATTTCAATATGTCAGAGTCGTGTATTTCTAGTAAATCTTCCCTAGGAACTGTAAAATTTACAGCCCCCGGAATTGGAATGTTTACGTCTTTATCAAACTTGACTTTTTCAATTTTAAAATGGTAAGTCGTCATCATTAACATTGAACACGTCGCCCTCGCTTGTAAAAGGGTCGTTTTTTGCAAAATTTCCGCTTGAATTTTGATTTTTATTAACTCCTAGGGTATTTGTACCCTCGTTGCTTAAAACGTCGTTATTGGCTGTTTTTGAGCTTTCTAGGAAATGGAATCTTTCCGCTAGTACCTCGGTTACATAAACGCGTTGTCCTTTTTCGTTTTCATAGTTTCGCGTCTGAATACGTCCCTCAATACCGATTAACGAACCTTTCTTAGTGTAATTCGCTAGGTTTTCCGCTGGTTTACGCCACATTACACAATTAATAAAATCTGTTTCTTTTTCCCCGTTTTGATTTTTAAAGTCGCGGTCAGTCGCTAGCGTAAACGACGCGTAAGCCGTCCCGTTGCTCGTATAGCGTAAATCTACCGCCTTTGTTAGTCTTCCAACTACTGTTACATTATTTATCATTGTTAAATACCCCTTTTCTTGTTAGCTCAACTTTTTTATAATCGTCGCTAGTCAACGCTTTTAATTTATTAATACGTTTCATAGCCTCATAAATTTCCGCCTCTAGCGGTTTAATATATTCGTGTAATTCATGTTTGTTACTCGCTAGGAAATAGCCTTTATGTCTTCCGGTACGTGTAGCGACGATTGGAACGCCCTTTCTACACATATCACTAACCGTCTTCGTAACGCGTCGTCTATCAATTTTAAATTTGTGTGCTAATAACTTACTTGTTACCGCGTTTTCGACGCCGTAGTTTAAATGTTCTAAAAAATCTGTTCTAATACTGTTAAATCGCCCAAACTGTAACCTCCGTTCTTGCTTGATCGCTATATTTCTTTCTTGCTGTTAGTTCGATTATTTGTTTATCGTCTACAAACAATAGCCCGTTTAACCCGTCTAATACGGCTTTAACATAGTTGTCAATGTCCGGTTTAACTACCGGTAGCAATTCCCCGCTTAACGCTTGCGCCTTTTTCTTCTTTGTCCAACTAGCCGGAATTGACTTGTAAATTGTAATGTCGATTTTTAAAGCCGTCGTAATGCACGGGATATTATTTTCCCGCGCGACGCTTTTAATTAACCGCTCGTATTCTTTCGTTTTAGCTGGTGTATATACGTGCCCGTATTGTGTAAACCGGGGTCGGGCTTTCGCCACACATTCCCCGTAAATTGTAAAATTGTATCTATCTCGCATTATTAACCCCTTTGATTAACTCCCGTTTCGATTTTAAATATTTCTCTTTGTCCGTTGTTTTTAGTCCGGAAATCTTTTTAACTAGTTCCGCGTATCGTTTTGGATTGTTTTTGTAAAAGTCCTTTTCTTTTTCTAACTCGTTCATTTATCCTCCTGTTATTTTACCCAGTCGGGTACAATCTCAACATAACCGCTAGGCTTGTTATAACCGCTAGGCTTGTTGTAGTTATTCTGTTTTGGTTTTTGTCTAGCGTTGCCCTCCGCTAGTGCTTTCTCAAGGGTATCAATTCCTTTTTTATCCCAATCAACCATAATCGCGTTTGCGTATCTGAATTTTAAAACATTATCCTCAACTGATATTTCTAGCGCTCGTTTAACGAGTTCAGGGTTTAAATCATTACACCATTTTAAAATCGATTGACGAATATAGTCGCTAATCATTCCGAAATGATCTTTATAAAAGTTTAAAACATCAGAAATTTGTTTTTGTTCAGTTGTTGCTGCTGGTTCGTCTGCTAGGTTTTCAGCTTCGTTTGTTTCTGCTACTACTACTTTACTTTTATTTATTTTAGTTTTATTTAGTTTTATTTTATTTAGTTTTATTTTATTGGCATGGTTTAGTAATGCTTGAGCATTGCTTGAGCATTGCTTAGGTAATGTTTGAGCATTGCTTGTATCTTCAGATTGTTTATTCCACCGTGCTTCTGCTGCTTTTTTTGCTTTGGATTTTCGTTGTCGCGCTCGTACATCCATCATTTCCATTCGCTCATTAAAGCTATCTGAATAGAAATATTTACCATCTTCCGTAAATTTGAATAAGTCGTAATCCTCAACAATTTGTTTTACTTTTTCAGATTCTACTCTTAAATCAAAAGCTAGTGTGTCGTAATCGATTGTGCTTTTGTAGCCTTCTTCTTCTCTTAATCGTTCAATCAACATGAAGAAGATTCCATAACCTTCCGCACCTAACTTCATTCGAACCTTCATTAATTTGTCCGAATTTCTTGCATTGCTATCGTGTGAGAAATAACTTCTCATTCGGTACCTCCTTTCTCCCTATTTCCCGATTCTTAGTTCTTTCACTGCCTCCTCGTTTAGTAGGATTGGCTTAATATGATATTTATTTTCAAATGCGATTTCTCCTATCGTGTGTCGTTCTGTGTGATGTGTTCTGCATAAGCAATAGTAAAATCTGTTTGCGTGGTTTATCGTGTTTCGATTGTTTCCCATTCCTACAGCGTCTACATGGTCTACATCGCTATGTTGTTTTCCACAAATAAAGCACGTACGATATTTAATGAATAGAAACGCCAATCTAGCGATGTCAACTGCTTGATAGTATTCCTTGAAATGGAATGGTATGTCATTTTGGAAACAAAACTCGATAATCAGTTCGATCAGTTGATTAGCTTGAGTAATGCTACAGTGGTTCATCGCTAGGCTTAACCTTTCCACGTTGTACAACTCACTGTAATACGCTTTGAACATTTCCTTGACCCATTCCAACGGATAACCTGTGTAGTCGCTCACATCTCCAAATAACGCATGAATGAATTTCTGTTGTTTAGGTGTGATACTACGTTTATCAATGACCGTCACTTTCAAGCGGATATTTTCGCCTTTATCTGTTCTTCTTCTAGCTTCTGTAAGGTTGAAATCTTCTTCTAGCGCTATCTGTATGTCATGTTGATTAACCGCCTTGAGTTTCCCTTCGTAATCCATTACGCCCCTTCACGCGTTCCTGTTAAAGGTTCTGGGATACTTTGCAACATCTTAATTGCTCTATCTAGCAAAGTATCGCTCCATTCTTCAGTAGGTGCGCCTTGAACTTTGGATTGCATTTCTTTGAATTTCTCGAATCGTTCGGGCGTTGACTCTGCTAGTTGTTGAATATAATCACATTTAGATTGTTTTTCTGCGCTGATTTGAGGCCCTTTCTTTTTTCTTCCGTTACCGCTCGCCTCGTTTCCGTCATCGTCTTTGTCTGATGTGATACCAAACACTGCGCTCAACGCATATCTTTTAGCGTATGTAATTGCACTACCATACGCTTGAGGTGTTTGTTTTTCAGGTTTCATTCTCACACTAGGGAACTCAATATATTCCCCCGATTGATGTAGAATAATCGTTCCAACCTCGATATTTCCGCTATCATCACCACTCGCAAACTGCATGAACGAAATTCCTAACGGCCCTGCTGCTTCTGTGATTGCTTCAACTACATTTTCTAAAGGTACATATTTGCTTTTGAAAAATGGGTTGTTTGCATCTTTTAATGGTTGTTTTAAATTCTTCTGAAATTCAGACATTGCTTTTGATAAGTTTTCAATGCTCTCTGATTTGTTTAACATATTTCACTCTCCTGCTGTTAAAATTGATGAGTCTAAATAATTTTCTTTCAAGTACTCGTCTACATCATCCTCGTTAACGTAATCTCCATCTAATAGATAGTAATTCCATTCCTCGTCTGTTTTCTCTCCCTTCCAGTCATACGCTCTAATGCGTGTCACTGGTGGTTCTGTTAAATATAGGTTTCTTAAATATTCTTCCACATCGTCCTCAAGGACTTTATCCCCACCTATAATCCTGTACTGATCTCCACGATAGATTTCCATCCCATTCCAATCGTATCCATAAACTTTGTCTTCAGGAGGTTCAAGATACCTATTGTGTAATGCTTCAAAACTTCCGTACATTGTGTTATACTCTCCTTAGATATTATTAGTTAGCCAGCGTGCCCGCGCTGGCTTTTTTTGTTCCACGAATCCTGAAAATCAGGTTCTACATATTGCCCACTTCTAATTAGATTCACTTTTGATTCGTGTTGTTCAACCGCCTTTCCTACTAAGAGCACAATGCTAATCATTGCGATAATGATTCCAAAAGCTAAAATGTACCATCCTAGCATCCATCTCATGAATGGGATGAATTGTACCCTTGTTTTTCTTCTTCGTTCTGTTCTCATCGTTTTCTCCTTCCGTCCCATACTCTTTGTATTTCATCAATCATGCTCGCTTGATATTTGTATGGGCGTGTGTCTGTTCTTCTTGCTGCAACCACCACTGGATGGTTTCTGATTTCACTCTTGTGCCACGAACTGGAACTTGTTCCAATCGCTTCACACAACTCTTCGGTCGTTATCCACCTTTGATTACTTCTTGAGTCAATAAACGGTTTTATTAATCCAACAAATTTCTCTGGGTTTCTTTTTACGACTTCAAAGAATATCGGTTCGTAATAATCAAGCGTTGATTGTTCCATGGTTTAAACTCCTTTCCATATTTTTTCATGTTGTTGTAATTTTCTTTTACTCTTGAGCGTTGCTACTTTAGCGTATTTTTAATTTTCTTTAGCGCATCAACGTGACTTATCAATTCAATAACGTTTTCAACTCTATAGCAGTCAAGAATTGTGTGGCCTAAAACGCATCTCAGCGAAAAAGCTCCGTCTGTTTCAACGATTGAAATTTTTAATTTTCCATAATAAGTAATGTCAGCAAAATTCGAACCTATAAAAGATTCAGGGAATTCTTGCTTTATATACTTTTTAGCCATTTCCCATGCTTTATAACATTCTGTTCGAATGTCATTGATAGTATTTTTTTCCATTCCTCTTCCTCCTTTTACGTTTTTTACATTCCTTATTTATGAAACAAGTGTTATAATATCCTTGCCTACCTCTTCCAAATCCTTGTAGGCAGAGAGGATGATGATGATGAAAATATTATTGTCAGAATTTTTGAAAGGTACTGTGTCTCAATAAATAGGGATATATTTTCTGGTCTGACTGCCAGCGCCGACAAACAAGAGTCGATAAAATTGGTATTAGAGATAAGCTGTTTTAATAGAATTGCGCTGTTCGAATAGGCTGTATGCTGTATGGTTTATTCGGACTCCAATATTCTGTTGAAACTTGCTGCTCTATAGGTCTTTATTCTTATTTATGGCAACTGCAGTGTCAGGGACGATACTGGCGAAGTGTTGCTGGTTACCGCTATTAACTTGAGCAGAACAATTTCCGTAGCGTGTCTTATATAGCGGATAAGACGCGTTTTTTTATTTAAAAAGTTCATTCAAATTAATATCCTCTCCGTAGAAATCTTTTAACTTCTTCAACACTTTGTAACTAGGCTTCATAAAATCATTTTCGATTTTCACGTAATACGATTTACTTATTCCTAACTCTTTCGCCAATTGTTCGTGCGTTAAGCCACGTTCTTGGCGAAGTTTTTTTAGCATTTAATTCACTCCTTTCTAGATAAATCTTTCTAATTTGTCTGAGATAACTACTAAATCCGAGTCGTCCAGTTTTAATTGGTCGGCTTTTTGGTTTAGTCTTTCGTCAACAGTTTGATTTAATTCGTGCCATTCTCTTTTTGTGAATTTGCTTCTGAATTCTAGAAACTCTTTTATTGTCGTTTTTTTATCCATTTCGATTCCTCTCTTTATGTTTAATACATTAAACTTTATTTCAAAAAAATTTTCTGAATTGGAGTGTCTAATGCACGAGAAATTTTTACAATCGTTTCGATGGTTGTGTTCTCAACACGCTTTCCTGATTCTAACTCTGAAATTATACTTCTGCTAACTCCAGATTTTAAGGACAGCTCTTCTTGAGACATATTCAACTCTTCTCGTCTTTGTTTTATATTGTAACTAACACTCATTTAATCCCTCCTCTCAGTTCGTTCTAAGTTTAATACATTAAACTAATCGTGTCAAGTGTATTAAACAAAATATTTTTATATTAAGCAGTCTTTCAACTGCTTAAATAAATTCTATCTTTTCTTGTCTCTACTAATCCATAGGAATACTAGTAGGCAAAATAAGAATGCACTTATACCATGTAGCATAATATCCTCATTCATGATATACTAGCACCGAGGAGCTAAGCTCCTCGAGCTAGAACAGCTGGACAGCTTTTAATTTCTCTTATGCTTGCGTGCTTTCTGAGAATTTTGAGGCTGTTCTTTTTGTTTACAAACTTTTATCAAGCTTGCAAGACCCACTAGGAAAGTTCCTAGCGCTGTTAGAAGTTCGCTAACTTCCTTCATCATGCTCTCCTTTCTGCTTTGTTAAGGTCTTAATCAACCTTACATATATAGTTTAATACATTAAACATGTTTTGTCAAGCGAATTAAACAAAATATTTTGTAAATTTGTTTAGTTTATTATACAATCTATTTAAGAAAGAGGTGTTTTATATGAGATTAGAAGAGCGTATTAAGCAACTAAGAATTAATAGAAATATGACAATGCAACAGTTAGCAGATTTATCTAATTTAACTAAAGGATATATTTCAATGCTTGAAAGGGGCTTAAATCCTTCTACTAAAAAGCCGATTGTTCCTTCATTAGAAACAGTTCAAAATCTTGCCAATGCGTTTAATATGACCTTAGAAGAACTTTTAGAAGGTGTTGAAGGTAATGTGTCTCTCGCTCGAAATGATTCCATTATGACTATCTACACCCAACTAACATCCCCACGACAAGAACGCGTCTACAGTTACGCAGAAGAACAATTAAACGAGCAGAATGGGCAAATATATGAAGATAATATAGTTCCTATCGTTCGTGGTCGTCAATCTGCAGCAGGCTCTATGATTCACGTTGATGATTCCGATGCCGAAATGGGCGTATTACCATCTTCTGTAGTGCCAAGCGGAGCTAATGAGCTAGTTCAAATTACTGGAGACTCAATGGAGCCACTTATTAAAAAAGGTTCTGAAGTCTATTTGAGATATCAACCAACTGTAGAAGATGGTGAGATTGCTATTGTTCGAGTTGAAGATGAAGGTGTTACATGTAAATACTTATTTAGAGACGGTGAAAACATTATTTTAAAATCAGAAAATTATAAATATAATGATATCGTTGTTGATGCAGAAAAAGTGTCAGTTATTGGGAAAGTGTTGATTTAAATGTAGACTTATTAAACTAAATGTTTTATGATAAGAACAAGAGATGAGCGTGAGCAAGCTAAGTTGATAACTTAGTGAGGACTTTCCGCGGAAGATTCCCTTGTTCTTATTGAACAAGGGAGTTTTTTGTTTAAAAAATAATACTTCAAATTTCATAAAAAAATACCACACTACTCTCCGCCAAGATTGTCAGTGTGGTAAAACATCAACATATAAGGTCTACTATTACGAGAATGGAAAACAAAAAGCAGTATCCAAGAGCGGTTTTAAAACTAAAGCAGAAGCGAAGGATGCATCCATTCTACGTGAAAATGAGATGCTGCAAGGTAAAGACTTTGCCAAAGAAAGAATGCTACTTGCAGATTATATGGAGAATTGGAAGAAGCTGTATAAGGACGGAACCGTTTCTTTAGGCGTTTCTAAGCGTATAGATATGATTATTAGATATGTTCGAAAAAACTTTAATATCATGCTTAAAGATATAACTCATGATAATTATCAAGCATACATCAACGAGTTAGCGAAAAGGTTATCAACTGAATCTGTTGCTAAATATCACACCTACACAAGTGGCGCTATTAAGCATGCGGTCCAGACTAGGGTTCTTATGTATAATCCGTGTGAATTCGTCAAGATTAAGGGAAATGATGAAAGAGCGTTCACTGAAGAAAGCAAATTCCTATCCTTTGAAGAGTATCAAAGACTATATGCAGCATTATTAGATGGAATCAATCCTAGATATCAATCTCGATATATTATTCTTTTAGCCATGGTAAGCGGTATGCGCTTCGGAGAATGTCTCGGATTGACCTGGGATAATTTAGATAAAGAAACCAATACTGTAAAAATCGAAAAAGGATTCGATTCATTGCACACTAGAGATTTTACGGACGGTAAAACAAAAAATGCAAAAAGAACTATTATTATCCCAAGTGAAGTAATGAAACTGTTGTTCCAACTTCCGAAGGATACGGAAAGAGTGTTTCATGACATCACTAACAACGGAGTTAAAAAAACTCTCGATAATACACTTAAAAAAGCGAAAATCGAGAGAAAAATAAGATTTCATAGTTTAAGACATACACACGCCAGTATTTTATTGTCGCAAGGGGTGCAAGTCGTTTCAGTTAGCAAAAGATTAGGACATGCTAATCCAACAGTTACAATGCAGACGTATGCTCACGTTATTAAAGAATTAGAAGTATCAGACAATGAAAAAATAATAAAGATTTTGACACACGGAACATCCACGGAACAAAACCTTTAGAAAAGCCTATAAATAAGCATAAAAAATGCCCCCTACAGACTACAACTAACGTTTCATAGAGTTTCATAACGTTGATTTTTACTATTATACCAACGTTTTCACTTCTTACTGATTCTTACGTTTTCGGATTTCACGGAACAAATACGGAACAACTCGATTCTATAAAAATGCAAAAAAATAAAGCCTACCAATTAAGGTAGGCTTTATACATTATTTTATATATTTTTTTAATTATCTACGCACTTCTTTTGCAGTAATCAACCCATCGGGTTCTACTGTGAACTCTGGTTTTTCGTCTAGCGTTCCATCTTCTTTCACATAGTACCATCCGTCTTTTCCTTTAACAAAAGCATTTGATTCCATGAATCCGTTGCTAGTGTTTAAATGGTACCATTCGTCTGCGTATTTAACCCATCCTGTTACCATCGCACCGTCTGCTCTGAAGAAATACCATTCGTTGTTAATCTTCTTCCATCCAGTAGCCATAGCACCGCTACTATCAAGCCAATACCATGCATCCGCACGTTTTACCCATTTGTTTAGGACGCAATAACCGCTAGCATCGAATAGATACCACACGCCATTAATGTATTGCCATTTATCTTTAGGATAGCTACCGTCTTTGTTTTGATACCACCATCCAGTAGCATTCTTTTGCCATCCTTCTTTGATTTCGCCTAAACCGTGTTCAATATCGCGTTTGAATTGTTCGCGACTAATACCCCATTTGGCTAAATATGGATACGGGTCTACGTGATCACTGTAATTGTTGGGTTGATTATATGTGCAATAGTAGTGTGTTTTAATACCTTCTAAATCGTCTGAATCGAGTGTTTTAGGAATACCTGCTTCATCGGCTAGGTTACGTAATAATTCTACATACAATCGATAGTCCGTCATAAACTCTTCCATTGTGGAATGACTTTCGATTAATTCTACTTGTCCGTAGCCTTCAGCGTTCCAACCGCCTCCAACATCGTAAGCACCTTGATTAACAGGCCCTACCTGCATTACACGTCCGTTTCCAACAACGTGTGAGAAAAATCCAGATTCTACAGGTCTACGCATGTGGTAGTCTGCTTCGTTCTGTGCTGTTGAATTTCTATTACCTGTTGAATGCGCGTGAACTTGTCGATAAGGCGCATAACCAATTTGAGGTAATCCCTCTCTGTATCTACTTGTATCAATTTCCATTTATATATTCCTCCTTATGATGTTGGCCAAGGGTCGTCTGTAATATAGCTTATATTAGAGACCCTGATGTCTCCGATATCTCTATCGGTTGGTACTGGTTCGTTGAATTGGAAACGCATGTGATTTGCATCACCATAACCGCCTACATACCACGTCCCGTATGGAACGCCGTCATCGTTGAAAATCTGACCGATTAGCGAACCAGACGTTCTATATCCTAAAGGTATACCACCGTTTGCTATAAGGAAGCATTTCTTTTCACGGTTCCCTGGATGTCCGATGAATGCTGGGTTACCTCGTCTAACAATTCCGAACCAACCCCATTGTAGTCCTCCGAATTGATAAGATACGGTATCGTTAACTCTTCGGACTTGCATATAAGAATTACCTAATTTAGACAGTACGTTTAGTTTTTTCCAACCTGTATCACCGTCTAACACAAACCAACCTTGGTTACCTGACGCTGTACGTTTAATCCATTTCAAAGCTCCGTTAGTTTTCTTAGTGTCAACGTATGTCTGTCCGATAGTACCATCGACTTTACCGTTTGGCATTCCCTCACCGATTAGTTCGCTAGATGAAGTTGATGGAGTAGGTGCATTTTGACTGGAAGCTGGTAGAGTTACGCTCCCGCCACCGTCTGACAAAATAAGCGTGTTTCCAGATAAGGTCAATTTTTGCGGAACGCCCACACCATCACGGCCATTTTCACCTTTTGGTCCGCGTTCACCTTGGATACCTTGTGGCCCTTGAGGTCCAGCGGGTCCTGTTTGTCCGATTGGTCCTTGTTCCCCACGTTCACCTCTTTGTCCGTCTTGTCCACGCTCGCCTTGCAAACCTTGAGGTCCGATAGGTCCTTGAAGTCCGTCCGCTCCTCGTTCTCCTCGTTCTCCTTGTGGTCCTGGTGGTCCTTGTGGTCCAGGCTCTCCTCGTTCGCCACGCTCGCCTGATTTTAATTGAACGGCTTTTAGCTCGTCTTTAGTCGCGAGTGTTTCCGCTTGAGTTTCCAAATTTTGAACTCGCATTTTTAATACTGTATCGTTATACGGCTGTGGTAGTTCCGTTTTCTTAGCGTATTCTGTTAACGGCTGGTGTTCCGTTAAATAGTGCTTACTTTCAAGCTCTTGTTTAGTAACGAGTGAACTTGTATCAATATTAGGCTTGCTTTCTAAGGCCTCTACACGCTGTTTTAAGGCGCTATCGTCATAGACGGTATCTTTGTCCGTCTTTGTCTTTAAAGCTTCAATATCGGCTGAAATATGGCTTATTTCAGCACGCTCAACTTTGTTTTCTAGTTCTTGTTTCGTAGCAAAAGTGCTTGTATCAATTTCAGGTTTCGTTTCAAGCGCTTGTAAACGTCGTAAGATTTCCGAATCGTCAAAAGTTGCGCCCTCGACATGGACATTCTTAATTGCTTCTCCTAATTCAGCTTTTGTTACGATATCCGTCACAGCAACAATTCTTTTAGTTTCTTTCTCGATAACTGGCAATTCGCTATGTTTATCAATCTCTGAAACACGAACCCAAAAAGAGAATTTTAAGATGTCCGCAGATTGCACGACTTTCTCAGCATAAACAAACCCATTCACGATTTCATCGGTTGTAATTAAGCTAGTATCAAATGGAACAGTTGCGATATTATTTTCAACCGTTCCGACGACTTCCAAGAAACGATTTGTCGTTTTAAAATGGAATAACACTATGATTTTCTCAGCGCCTACTCCATTTAGTTGTAACTCGATAAATGCGTTATTTTTATCGTGTGAGTAAAATTCTTCTTTTACTTTGTAAACCTTATCTCTGACATCGACGCAAACGCCTGCTTGTCGTTTAATAATTTTTTTCAAAGATTATCCCCCTTTCACACAAAATAAAGAGGAAGCCTTAAGACTTCCTCTTTTAGTTTAATCTTCGCTAGGTTCGTGATACCCAAGCGCTCTTGTGCTGTCAGTCAGACCAGCTGTTGTAGGGTCGTTGACAATACCAACAATCATCAAAACAGCAAACAATGCGTTGATAAACACTAATAATTTATCGATTGTTTCGCCTAACTCTAAACGAATGTTAAATACAGCTAGAAACGTTTGTAGCAACAGTGCTAAAGCTGGCACTAACGTTAGCCAAAATGTTTTATTTAATACTCGTACTTTCCAGTTAATTTTGTTCATTATTTTTCCTCCGAAATTTCTAGTTTGAGAAACTTCTCAAACAATATTTTTATAGCGCCATTTCCGCCCAATTCAACATAGCTTTCATAAAGCCTTGAAAGTTCCTCGATTTCATGTTGAGTTGTCCACCCGCGCCTAATTGCTTTTTTTAAGTTTTCTTGTAATCGAAAACGCTGTAATCGTTGCAAACCTTTCCCGATTAGAGAAAGATTATCACGATTTTCTCGCCCGATTTCGTTTATTTCACCAACTGATTTTTCAAGCCCTCCGATTTTGTCTGAAAGTACGTTGATTTGTTTTTCAGTTTCTTTTGTGTTCTTCGTACTCTTGAATGAAAAGTAGCTCGGAATTATAACGATTAAAACGGGCGTGAGTTTATCGATTAAGGTCAGAAAATCCAATTAACCCACCTCCCTTTCTAAAACAGTTGACTATTGAACAGGCTGAGTATCTAACTCGCTAGATGGTTTTTCTGCTTTTGGCTCAGTCCATTTCCAAATACCTAATTTACCGTTTTGCTCAAGTGTTGCTAGTTGTTCAAGCGTTTCGCCTTGATAAGTGAATGGTTCGTTGACTTGGATCATGACACGTTTGCCTTCTTGATATTTTTCAACGTGGTTTGGATTCTCAAGCGTGAAAATTTCTTGTGATTGGTAAGTTTTGCCAGTTTTAGCAGGGTCTACCAATTCAAGACCACGTTTGAAAACAGTAGGGTCTAACGGATTATCCACGTCCGTTACACGAGCCAATACTGCCCAATCTGCAACGGCTTTTACTTCCGCAATTTTCGCATCTTTTTCAGCAAGTTTTTGCTCGTAATCTTCCGCTTGCGTGTGTAAATCTTCTTGTAATTTCTTAACACCTTCCGCTGGGTTGAATTCAGTAGTCACTTGTCCAATGACTGCCTTAATTAATTCCTCGTCTGATTCGTTCACACGATTACCAATCAAAACACGGTCAAAAGCCGTATATGGCGCTTCTTGACGAATTGCGACGAATGTACGATTGTTTTCTTGTAAATATTTGTTGATTACTTTAAATGTCATCTATTCTTCTTCCTTTTCTGTTTCTAATTGTAGTTGTTTGATTTGTGCTTGTGCTTCTTCATATAAAGCTTTGTAATTTGCGCACTCAATCGTCTTATTTGCTAATTGAATTGCTAAGTCGTTAATAACTTTATCTTGCGTATTCATGTTTCGCCTCTCTTATTTCCATTTTGTGTAATAACCACGGCTGTAATTACCAGCCACTGCTCCAAGATTTCTGAAATTGTCGTAAATATCATTTAAAATATACGATAATCGGACACCTTGAATAACAATTTCATCAACACCAGTAATACTGTGGTTGCCCGTATCAATAGCTATTTCTTTCAATC